GATGCACAGCCACTACTATCACGTTGCATTTCGATTACCGCATGCGGGTGGTGAGTGTGCGTCGGCAGAGCTACTGGCAATGGATTGCCCCGATAGGCTGAGGTTTGACGTATACGCAACCCGCGGCCCAGGCGGCGCGTGCTTTTCTATGCGCACGTGGCGCTTAGTTCGCGATGCGCATCATAGCGTTTGCCTGCGCTATGATTACATGGATGGTCTATGGAGAATCATGTAGAGATGGAGTATCGAGTGGGTGACATCGTCAGATTTGGCCGCCACGACGACCGAATCGGCGTCATCGTTGACATAGAGCGAATTGAAGATGGCGTCGTCTTAGTGGTTAAGACGCCGCAGAACGTCCTCTACGGGCAGGCTCACGACTACTGCACGCCGGACATGAACCCAAGACCGGCCACCGTTAGCGAGCTTGCTGACGTCACGACAGGGATGAGAGACATCGTCGCGCATCGTATGAATGAGTATCTGGAATCCTTGCGCAGTGGCGGTGCCGCGCGGCGTGCAAGAGATTACCCGGCAGTGAATCGCATCACGCGCGTGGCGGCACTGGCCGCTAATGCTGTCGCCATGCTGGCTCTGGCGATAGCGGCGGCTGACATGCCGGTGGTGCAGGCCATCTCTGGCCTGGCGGGCGGCGCATCCGCAGTCGCCGCTGTGCTGGCGGCAGTCACCGAATGAGAAACGCGAGGCGATGCGCCTCGCGTTTTCCACTCACTTCTCGTCTTCAGCTTCAGGCGGCGGTGCGATTAGCTCCTCAAGCACCTGGATCGCGGCCTGGTACGCTGCGATTTGCTGATTTGCCTGCGCGACAAGGCGATCCAGTTCGCCGCGCAGCTTTTCTATTTTGAGCTTAATAACTCCCTCGTCTATCATTTTGCCTCCATAATCGGGAAATGCGGCTATGCACATATCAGCATTGTACTAAAGTGGCCGTTGTAATTCGCGAAGTTACTGCGCACATAGACCCCGTTGCTGTTGCACAACATACTCAGGCGATAAATGTTTCCGCTGCCTCCGTTGTGATCAACGAGGAGTGTTTCAACTCCAGCCACCACCAAGGCAGAAACATCGAATGCGCCAACGCCAGGGATGACGAGCACGCCGACCACGCGAGTTCGATAGGTAACGCCGACGTTGGTAATCTGCTGCCATCCGGTGCCCATACCGGTCGTGATATAGATCGCAGCCTGCGCAGAGTAGCCCGTCCCACTCACACCCGCGATGAATTTGCAATGCGACACTGGCACGGACATGTTCCCCCCGATGGCACCCTTCTCTGCGCGGATACCCTCCGAGCAATAAAAGCTCTTGCCGCCATACGTCCGTATCCATGTGGAATCGGTCATATAGATTCCACCGCCGTAATCCTGGTTGTACCATCCTGTGGCCCCGTGTGAGCGGAACCAATCAATTGTATATGCGCGAGTCAGAAACGCGTCAACGGCTTGAACGTATGTTGATGCTCTAATACTGCCGGTGACATCGAGAGTCGTCGATGGTGCGGCTGTGCTGCCAATGCGCACAGCACCATCAAGGATTGACATGCCGGTGACGTGTAGTGGGGAGGCCGGCGCATCTGTCCCGTTCACTCTCACTGATCCGCCCGACCTAATCTGGCCAGTCGTCAGTATGCCGCTGCTGGGTGGCGCGGTATAGGGGGTACCAATCATTAATCCGCCCCCCGACGCAGAAAGATGCATCACACGGGATGCTTCAATTCTGCCATTGGCTCCATCAAGCGAGAAACTAGCTCCTGTGCCGCCACTGGCCATAAGATTAATCAACCCATGCGTGGTAGGAGTAGCGATTGCATGAAGTTTTAGCTGTGTGTATTGGTCTACTGGCAAGCAGCTCAGCCTTGCAATCGCTCCATGTCCCGCTATCTCCCAGTTAATCGCTGCGGTGGCCTCGATTACACCTGGGGTAATCACAACTCTGCCGTCCGACGCGATTTTGAAGAAGCTTGTGAGGTTTGACCGGAACTGTATCTCGCCGGCAGATATAAACGTGTTGGTCTTGCCCGCAGCGACTTCGCCGATGGTGATGTTGCCTGCAATGTCCCATCGCGCAAGTTGCGTCCCTCCCTGCATGATTCGCACGCCATTCGTTGTATCAATGCCGATCCAATTGCCGCTTGTGCGACCGACGGTGATGTTACCTGCAGTATCCCAGCGTGCTATCTGCGTCGTATCGCTCATGATGCGAAAGCCGTTCGTCGCGTCCACGCCGATCCACAACCCGTTAACCTGGCCGGCCACCAGGCCATAGGTAGTCGTCGGATAGTGGCTCCCCCAGCCACTCAGCCGGCCAAGGCGCAACCGCGTTTTGCTTGACGCGCCCCAGTCTGCGAACGACGACACGCCATCGAACACGTCCAGGTATGGTGCGTTGCTGTCGTCGCTAGTCACATACACGCCGCCCTGCCGGTCGGTGTTCGATGTGTTACCGATGCGCGCATATTCGTATCCTCGCACCGGCGCACTGCCGCTGTGCAGAGACGCCACGATCTGCGTCGTCGAGTTGACCGCGGTGACGGTCATGTTGCTCTGATACGTGCCGCCGAGGGCCAAGTCGAACTTTTGCGCGCGAATGAGGTCGTTAACCGCCAGCCCGTGATCCGACTCGAACGTGATGGTATATGGCCCGGAGCCGGTCACCGATTCAACCTTCCCTCCAGGCGCGAAGAGATACGATCCGTTGCCAGTCCTGATCTTGTGGATCAGCAACTCATAGACGCGCATCACGCCGCGCACAGTCAGGTTGTCGAACTCGGCCGATGTTTGGCCGGAAGTGGATATGCCGTGGTCAACGCGCCACCCAGACCCCGTGAAACCACTGACAAACGTCGGCGTGCCGATGCTTTGATTAGTGGCAACGCGTGCGCTAGCGTTGAAAGTGTGCAAGCCTCCCCACGTCCACGCCGCGTTCACGTCGAGCGCGTGAGTGTGGTTGGCGACGGACGAGTTGTTGGCGCTGGTCGGTGTGATGGTGCCCGGCGTGTTCATCGTGATCGTGATGCCCGCTGCGCTCAGTCCGCCACCGCCGCCCAGCGATCCGCCACCGACGACTTGCCACCCCGCACGTGCGACCGTCGAGTCAACTTGCAGTGTCAGGTCGCTGGTCAGGGCTCCGCCGCCGATCAGCCCGTTTGTCGTGCCGACTTGGCGACTGGTGCGCACGACTGTTGAGTCAACTTGCAGCGTCAGGTCATTTGCTAATGTCCCGCCGCCTATCAGTCCATTGGTCGTGTTGATCGAACGCGAGAGCGGCACATACAGGCCCGGCGCAACGTCGCCCGCGCTGCCACCGAGGATGAGCGCGCCGCCTACGCCTCCTGCCCCTGCGCCATAAGCTTGTGGCTTGCCACCTTCGATTCGGAATTCGACTGTCCCCCCTGGCGACGCGCCCCCGGCTAATGGCACGCGGCGATAGACTGTGCCGTCGCCTATGCGAACGTCAACGGTGCCGGCACCGATGCCGATGACTTCGGCTGTTTCAGTTGGCGCCTCGTCGTTGCTCGGCATTGAGCCGAGAATCCCACTCGTAGTCTTTCGGATGCTCATAGCGTGCTCACGTAATCCCTAAGAACGTATGTTCCCTTCACACTTTTCGCGTCGGCGCGAAGCTCGATTTCCTCAATGACGTGCTCAGATGCGCTCTTCGATGGCGCGTCGCCGCCAGGCGAGTAAACAAGCGTGACGCGATCTTCGGGCTGCGGTGCGATGCGTCCATAGCCCGATACGCTGCGCATGTTGCGCGTCTCGCGTTGATCGCGTAACCATAGCCTGGCTTCCATTCTGCACTGCGAAGCCATCACTGCGCGCCGATTGTCGCCAGCGTCAAAACGATATCCCTCGGCGCGTAACATCGCATCGTCAATCGTCTCGCCGGAAGCATTGTCACCGATGATGAGCACATGGCCGGCGTTGCGCGCGTCGTCTAGTTGCCATTCGTCCCTGAGCAAGTTCTTTCGCATCTCGCCTGCGTTATCCCTCGTGCGAAATTGCGCAAACTCTATTCCGCCGGAAGCAGTGGCGCGGCTTTTGATGTGTCGGTCTTTCACAAGATCATCTATTGCCGCGCGTGCTGTCTGTGTCTTGCGCACCGCAAATCCGGCCACCGGGTCGCCTAGCTCCTGGACGATTGCGGATGTGTTGTTGCTACCAATGGATGCCGAATAGTAAACACGGACTGGGCCCGCCGCGGTGCGCTTGTAGCTGTTCGATCCGTCGGTGTAGTGATCCAGGTTGAACGTCCACAACGGGCGTCGGTTGATCTCGACGACAATTGTTGCATCGTTTGCAACGAGTCGGATGTCGCAGTAAACGTTGGCGAAGTCGTGATCCGACACCGGCACCGTGACGTATTCAAGCCACCGGTCGCCGTTGCCGTCCGCGCTGATGTCGGTTGATGTCGTTTGCAGGCCAACCTGAATTTGCCCGGTTGCAAAGTAGCGCACAGACAGCCGATAGTAGTTGCGAAATTCGACATACAGCCTTGCCGTCGCGTGAACGATGGCACTGAGGTCGAGAACGAAATCGCTCACGCTCTCATGAAGCGGAAGGGATGTTGGCGTCGTGTCTGCTGTGAAAGTGTAAGCCGAGTTCGGCGACGAGCCAGAGAACTGCGTGCGGAACAGCACACTACGCTGTCCAGCCAGTTTTGCCACGCGCGTAATCGCATCCTGGACACTCAAATATCGCCCAGCGTAGTAATCTAGCCTGGCAACCTTGATCGCCGCGCGATTGCCCGACGAGTCGCACGGATAGTAGACCACGGGCGCATCCGGCGCGTGCGACGTTTTCTTCGACCCGAATTGCCCACGCCCGCTGACGATGCAAACGTCGCCATAGCCTTGAAGCGTCGTCGGATCAACGCCGTTGACTGGCGGTTCGTATGCAGTGGTCAACGTGATGTAGCTGGTGTTGCTGGGCGTCGGGCTGGTGATCTTCGTCACGCTGGCGACGTAGTATTGCTTCGAGTCAACGCGATCTACTGCGTTTCGACCGCTGACCTCGACGAGTAACCCGGCGGCGTTAGGAATGTCGCCGAAATCGTCCCCGGGTTGCTGTCCGCCGCTACTTCGCCAGTTTCTCAGTTGCGTCGTGCCAGCCGCGGCGGCAGCCAAGGGCGCGTAATACGTCGGAATCACCGTCCATGTCACGTCGCCGCCTCCGCGCCGCGTGAAAGTGGCACGCACGTATCGGCATATCTCGTCGTCTACCAGAAAATATTGCTGTGCTGGTAGGTTGTCAGGTAGGCCATACACGGAGGGCGACCCATTGAACCAGTAGCCATGATGGAAAATCAACTTCCATACGGCGGGATCGCTGCCACTCGAAAAGTGTTGTAGGCCGTTCGGATACGCCGATCCGACGGCTGTATTGGTGATGGGGATCGGATTAGTCAAATCCCATCCGACCTTCGTCGTGCCACTAATTTGGCGCAACACGTGTCGCACACCGTCGGTGGAGATGTGGCGTATTGTTCCTGCGGTGTTGTCCTCCGACACGAAGAACGCCCGGCCATAGACAATGCGCGGCATCTTCGTTGGCTGGGGGTTGGTAATGACATCTGTGCCGCCCTGCACCTTCTTTGTTTGCCCGCTCGATGCGTAGCCCGCCTCGTCGCCAGCGTCCTGGCCGTAGATTTCGACTGTTGTGCCATCGGGAATACCAGCACCCAGGCTAGGTGTGATGAATACAGTGTTGCCCGTAATGCTGGTGATTCGATGTATACCAGTGTGCTGGCCGGGCACGCGCGCGTGGATGTACATGTCCACGTTGAGGCCGGCAGTTGACGCGACATTGAGGATGCGGTCTACGTGACCGATGTTCTTCTGGCCGGTCGTAAGCAATGTCCAAAACGACACGGTGTTGTCAGCGTCGGTCAACTGCACCTCGATGTCGTCGTGGACAGCTTGGGCGAAGGCATCGGTGTTGACGAACACGTCGGTGCATAGCACAACGCCACCGTAGGCCCGCTTCGTCGGTCGCATACGATCGCGCCAGTCGAAGAGATACTCATATCGCAGCGTCCAGCCTGCGTTTGCCGACGCCCCGCCTGGCGTGTAATTGTTCAGCTTGGTGTAGACCTGCACGCGTCGGCCGGCAGTGCGCACAGCGATATCGTAGTCCAACCCAACGGCTGCTTGCCATGAAGTAGCGGTGCGTTCCTGGCCGCCGGCAACAGCGGCGGTGCGCAGCGCGCCGTTGCCGGACTGCACCCACATAGAATTTGTGCGCGCCTTGAGGTTGAACCCTGCGTCTGTCTTGTTGGGGTCGGTTGGGTCAATGGCTGGCAACGCCAGGCGACGAATCTTAGGCCCAGCCTGTGTGTACCCCGGCCAGTTGTGGGCCTTTGGCACAAGTACAACATGGCCCGTCCCGTCGTCTGCTGCGCCAACGAGCACGCCGAACGACGACAGGTGATAGTCGTTGGAGATGCCAAATCTCACCAGAGCTTTTGTCAGCGAACTGTCGGTGTGGTCGGCGTCTACGTAGGCGATTAGCGGGTCGTTGAGTCCGGTGTAAGTCAATTTGCCGCCGGACGAAAATGTATGCGCGCGGTCTTTCGCTGTCTTGATGATTAGTCCGTCAGGGCCGGTCATCGAAGATTGCAGGGCGGAAACTGATTCCATCCACGTATCCACCGGACACTTCCAGTCGGCGAGGCGTTTCCCTGCAATATCTCTCGCGCGCACGCGCATCGCCTCGCGGCCAACTATCGTCACTTGCTCATCTACTGAGTCCACGCCGTAGACGGCAAAATCGGCCAGCGTCCCCTCCTGGCCGGTGCGCAATACCAGCGTCGCCCCACGCTTGAGGATGCTTGATCCGGTCAACGCGCCGTCGGCGTTGGTGAGCGAGCATTCCATAGTGTCGGCGCGATTGGTGCCCTGATCTGTGCTCCATGACATGATTTTCGATGTCAGGTCAAGTGTCCCCAGAGCCGGATTTTGCGTGTAAGTAGCCGGGGCACTTGTGTGCAGCAATGCACCGACGTAGTAGACGGTGCTTCCGCCGCTCGGGTATAGCAGCGTTCCGCTTCCCCGCTGGCTAACTAGATAGTGATTGCGCTCACCTAGCGACCAGTGCACCAGATCGTCGCTGGTCAGGTAACAGTCATACGCGAATGTGCTGCCGTCGCTGTTTCGACGCGTCATCCGCCCGGCCATGTGGTACAGATCGCCAATCTGAGTGATTGCGGTCGCTGCAAAGTAGGCGTTGCGTGACTCAATGTCCATCGGAACTACCGGCGCAAGGTCACTTTCAATGCCAGCTTGCAAGGTGAACATCACTGCCCGGCCGTCAGGCAGCGAGTTAGCAACGACGCATATTCGCCCTGCGCCGTTGCCGACCGCTGCGATGTGGGTGCAATATCGGGCGTGCGTATACCAGTTAGTGTATCCATCCGAAAGCGGCATTTGCACAATGGCATTGAGTTGTATAGCGGCCGACGCCGATGGCAGCCAGTAAAACGTGATCGTGCTCAGTCCGCTGCTAAAGCTATGCTCGCCAATGGCAACGATGATGCCATCTTCCGTTGGGCATACCGCCTCGACGCGCCTGACGAACGAACTGCTATCCGTCAACGCGCTGCCAAACAGCGGGCCATAGTTTGAGAACGACACCGATGGTGGGTTGCTAGTGCTGGTGAGCGTTGCGCGCCTCACCCGAATTTGGCCGCTTTCAGGATACGCAGTGTAAAGGTATGTCACTCCGCCGGTGGTGATCATGCCGCTGCGCATGGCATACATCGTGCCCGACGTGCCTATCGTCGTTGCCCCTGATGCCGACAACGCAAAATCACCCGGTACACCAACATCAACGACGCGGATGTAATGTGTCCCGTTGGTGTGGCGATAGGTGGCATACCCGATGTTGCCCGACGACCGCAACACGAAGCAGGGCGGCACCTCGATGTCAAGGCTGGCGTTGGACTGCATCGTCGGCGCGGCAAACGACAAAAGCTCGTTGCGCGCCGTCAGCGCATGCGTTGGACGCAATGATGGGCCAGTTTCAGCAGTGGTGATTGCCGACGATACATTCCTCATGGCTAGATTTGTCTCAACCTAAACTCAATCACCCATACCGCGTCGGCAGCGTAGTGGTCTACCGAAAGACACCGCATGCGCGGATTACCCTTGTTGACCAACACCACATCGTATGTCGTTCCTGTGCGGTCGCGGAATTTGAGTTGATTGGCCGCAATTGTCGTCGCGCTAAAGAATCCCTTAGCTATGCTGAGCGTCGCATAGTTGCTGCGCGTGTCGTTGCGAACCACGCGGGCGTCAAATGCCCACGTGCGGCGATGTGCGCCGAAGCTGATCACTGATGTGCCGTCCAACGTGGCGCTGACCTCCGATGGCACATCCGGCACATCCTCCGTCGGATCGTCGCTGTGCATCAACTCAAGGCGATAGTAGGTTGCACCGCCATTGTTGGAAAGCTCGACGTAGTTGTTCGACATCACACACCTCGCGCCAGTCGCTCACGTTGCACCATGCCGCCGACGATGCGGATCACCTCGGTTTGCAACGTCTGCCCGTCCAGGTTGAAGTGAATCGTCAGCGTCATCGGTTGCTGGGCCTGCGCGCTACCTACTTGATCGCCAGCAGCCACAGCCGGCTGGATGACCGGCTGTGGAACAGCAAACAGATCACTCATTGCAAGGCTGCGCACGCCGGCCGCGATACCTTCTGCATAGCCGCGCACTACATCCAGTCCAATCTCGCGCATCAAGCCGGAAGGGGACTTGATTTGCAATATCTGCTTCATTCCCTCTAGCGGGTTCTGCGCCAGCTTCTCAAACGCCGCGGTCAATGGCCGGATGCGTTCTTTCAAGCCTTCTATCAGGCCATTGATCATGTTGCGCCCGATTTCGATGAACCGACTTGGAAGGTTGCGCAGCCATTCAAGTATCTCGTTGAACTTGTTGACGAATAGCAGTTTGACCTTGTTCAGTTCCGCGCCGATGTCGGTGTTCATCAAAATCAGCACGTGCTTGACGATGGCCAGCACTGCATCAAGCGTTGTGCCGACGACGAGTTTGATTGCCTCGAACGAAACGCGAAATACCTCAACAGCGATGGGAAGCACGGCCTTGATCACGTCGCGGATAGCAGTCAGAGCAGTGCGCACCGGCGGCTCAATCAGTGGCCAGTTCTCGACGAAGAACGCCACGATTTTGTTGGCTTGCTCAAGCAAAAACTGAAACAGTGGCAATAGCACCGTGTTGAACAAGGCAGCAACAGCAATCACGATAGGCTCTATCGTTGCCTGGATGGTGGGCCAGTTGGTAACGATAGTGTCCACCACAGCGCCGGCAATTCGCATTAGCTGGTCAAACGCACCAGCAAGGTCGCCGAGGGGGGATTGCGTCGAGTCAAGCTGCGAGATGAAGTCGCCAAAAGCGTTAACGGCTGGAATCAGAAAGCGCTCGACGATCTGCGTCGCAATCGGCAAGAATTTCTGCCCGATGACGATTGCGACGGTTTCAATGGAGCCTCGGAGTGACTCCATCGCGAAGTTGAATCCGCGGTTACGGGCGGCGGCTTGCTCGGTCGCGCTTCCAGCCGTTACCATCGCCTCGCCCATGCGGCGATACCCTTCCGCGCCGGCTTCTGCGATTACCGCGGCAGCACGTTGGGCGTCGGTGCCGAATAACGTCTCTAGCGCCAGCGTACGTTGTTCCTGCGACAGACCGGATAGTGCCTTGTGCAACAATCCAGCCGCCGCCTCCATGCCAACGAAGGAGCCCGAAGCGTCAAAGAATGCGCTTTGAACTTTCCCGCTTGCGTCTTTGGTCGCCAGGCCAAGTTCAATCGCTAGCGCGATCGCGTTCTTGCTGGTTGGCACCAGGTTATTCAAGAACGTTTTAAACGACGTTCCAGCGTCAGACGCAGAACCGAAGGCCGGCGCGAGCAAAGCCATTGTTTGCGTCGTTTCCTTGAACGACAAGCCGGCGACCTTTGCGACGCCGCCAACCTGGGCAAGCCCCATAGCCAGTTCGGCGACGTCGACCGTGCTGGCGTTGGCCGCGCGAGCCAGTTGATCAGCGACCTGCGCCGCCGTCGTTCCGGTGCTGGCCCACACGCCCAGTTGCTTTGCAGTGATCTCAGCAGCAGTGGCAAGCTCAAGCTCGCCCGCCGCGGCGAGTGCGAGCGTTTGTTCCAGCGTGCCGGCCGCGATACTGGCCGGCGCGATGCCACCCTTCGCCAGTGCGACCATTGCCTCGGCCGCTTGCGCCGCAGAGAACTGCGTCTTTGCGCCAAGTTCGAGTGCAAGTGAGTTGAACTCAGCGAGGGCATCCCCAGCAATGCCGGTAACTGCTGAGAAGCGGTTGAGTACCGCCTCGAAGTCAGCGGCGACCTGAACCGACTTCCCGACGGCGGCGGTTAGCGCAGCAAAACCGGCTGCGGCTGCGCCGGCTGCGATGGTGGCGATGCTGCCGAGCTTGCCGGCGACGCCACTGAGGACGCCGGAAGCATTATCAACGGCCTCAACGACTATGCGGGTCTTTTCCTCGGCCATAGTTTTTTTTGCCTCCGGCGATTGCCCCTCCCCTCATGGCGCGTATGCGATCCAGTTCGTCGAGAATCGCCATTGTGCGGCGCAGAAGATAGGCATCTTCCGCCATCACCTCGGACGGCAGCTTGCCGAATCGCTCGCACGCACGGGCGATTTCGACGTTCAGCAGCAAGTCAGTGCGGCTTCCTGTGTATCGGAAGCCGCGCGACATCAAGACGAGGATTCGCGATTCGTCAGCAGTGACAGACGCGCTAAAAAAGGCAGCGTCGGCAGCCTCCGCAGCACTTCAAGGATGACCGGCGCATCGTCGTTGTCTCGGATGTTTTCTGCGTTGATCGGCAATGATGCGCCGGTTTCGTCAGTGAACGACCAACCGCGAATCAAGTAAGCAAGCAGGCGATAGTTGAGTTCGACGCCAGACGCGCCACTTGCCAGCTCCGCAAACTTGCCGACGCTGACGTTGTTCGTCAACAAATCCACCCACTCGCCATCTGCCTCGATGCGCTCGATGCGATCCGGCGGTGCGTTGTGCCTTCTTGCCATGTTACGCCTGCGTGCTGTATGTCACCGGCCCCGTAATGCGCAGCGTCACGCTGCTCGACACCGGCTGGTCGTCATTCGCCATATCATCCACCATCTCAGAAACGAACGCCTCGAACGTTATTTCCGCCCGACCTGTTCCGCTCCCGTTAGGCCGCACGCGCCAAAGGCGCACTAGGCGATCTTCGAGCAACTGGCGCAGTTTCGTCTGTGGCCGGTCGGCCATTGGGGGCTGGTTGTTGTGCATCAACGTGAACGAGTATTCGTACTCCTTCAGTCCGGGGATAAACGTCCTTGCTGTCGTGCCATGCGCGGTCGTCTCCGCCTCGCCAACGGTGCGAGAGAACTCGTCCTCGTTGACGTAGGTCGTCAGCGCATAGTAGGCCGCGCCTTCCTGATATTCGATTGTCAGGTCATTCGCTAGGAACTCACCTGTCAGTGCCATCGTATTCCTCCCGGTCGTCTTCAACGACCTCTATCACCCTGCCGCGCACCAGCTCGTCAATGACCTCGCGCGGCCTGTCTAGCTCCCACACGTCGCCCGGCGCGTACAACACGTCGGTCTCAACGTCGCGCACGTATTCGAGCGCCCTTACCCTCATAGCTCAATCACCTCCATCGTCGCCACAACGCCGAACAGCGGCGTGTTGCTGAGCGTGTCCGCCCACGGTTCGACGCGCGTGACGCTAGCCTTTGCCACGCGATCGTTGTTGGTCACGCCGCGCAACGTTTCGTCGGCATCCACTGTATCCATAGCGCGTTGCGCGTATTCGCGTTGCGCTTCTTCCGCTGCCACGCCGTCCACGACAGGGCCACCGATGATGTAGGCCAACACCGTATGCCGACGCGCCACGCCGTGCTTGACTAGCTTGTTGTCGGCATCGCGCTTGCTGTGCGTCGCAGCCGTTGGTGCGGACTGATCCCACGCCGCATACACTGCCGGCACCGCTTGCGGTGGCACGATGGGTGCGCCGACGTAGCGCACGCGCCCGCCCACGCCGGCCATGAGCACATCGGACACCGCGTCTAGCACAGCCTGGATCGTCACAACTTCCTCCGGTGGCGGATCAGCCACTCTGCCAGGTGTGACGGGAATGTGCCATCAACGGTGAACGCGCCGCGGTCGAGCACACTCACGTCGCCGAGCGACAAACGCTTCGACTGAATCCACCATGCCAGTTGCATCGTTACTCGCTTGACATCATCGTTCGGCGTTGCCATGTAGCCCCATGTGCCAGTTACTGCGATGCGTCCGTTCGTTGAGAACGACCACGAATAGCCCGACTTGAGGACGATGGCCCACTTCGGCGACTCGTTGAACGGATGCAGCCAGTAGCCAGCCGATGGAATCGTCGTCCCGTCACCGTTGACCAGCGATGTCACGGTGAGCAGGTCGTAGTCTAGGAACAGAGTATCGGGATAGGCAAGCGGGATGGCGGATGCCTGATAGTAGCGCGTCTCGGTCTTCGCCGAGAACACGCGCTCTGTCTTGTCCTCTATTAGCTTCTGCGCCTGGTTGAGAAACGTCCGCATCGCGTCGTCCTCGGCAGACGTGTAACTGGCCGGCTGCCCTTGAGTCAGCTCGCGGATGTAATCCTTGTATTCGGACAGGGTGACGTAGGCCATGTGTTCTACGCCGCCCCGCTCTCTTGCGGAGAGCAGGGCGGCAGCGTCTATCGTCGCGCGTCCGTCGGCTTCATTTAGTACATGGTTGCCGAAAGCCCGACCTGCGCGTCTCAGACACTAGTGAGCAAAGCCGGTGATGATCTCCAACGCCTTAGCCCGCTTCAAGTTGAAATCAACCCTCATGATAGCCCTCACGTAGGTCTGATTGTTCCTAAAAGCGTTACCTGCGACGTTGCTCGACGCGATCTCCAACTCCTGACGATCGCCGATCGTCCAACTCGGACAGTGCAGCACTAGGATGGACGACTGATTAGTCGCCACCTCCAACGCAGTCGTCGCGAACACCGGCAGACCAAGGCGGCGCGACACCGGCCCGGTAAAGGCGTTGTCAAGCAACGCCCCCATCGGCGTAGCCGCCGTCAGGTAATCGCCGCTCGTGCCAACCTGGGTGATGCTGGTCTTGGTGATCACTTCTGGCCGGCAGATCACTGCGATATTACGAGTCGGGATTTTGTTCGCAGCCATTCGGCCAACAGCCTTCGACACCGCGACATAGAAGTTGTCCGTACCGGCTGCCGTAGACGTGACGCCCGCTTCATTGATCAAACCGGTCGGCTCTGCGCCCGTGCCCGATCCACGGATCGCGCCGATGTCATGCACCTCGCCCATCGCGCCAGCGAGGCCACTGCGCACGTACTGCTCAATGCCGGGGTTGCTGTCGCTGAGAAGCTGATTGCTCAACTCTGCCCACGCAGTGAGATTGCGCGCGGTCAATGTCTTGCGACCGGTCGCCGCGTCGCCGGCCGATGTGGCATTGGCGTTCTCTGCCGACCAGCCAGCCGTGAACGAGCCGATCGTGGGCGCGTCACACACCAGTGCAGGCATGGGATAAATGTCCACACCGGGAAGCTGACGAGTGATGACCTCCTGATACAACGCCTCAACCACAGGGCGCGAGTTCACGCGGTCGATGAAGTGCTCGCCAACCGCACCGCCGGACGTGGTGCTCATCGCCTTCGCGGCCACGCCGTAGAGGATGTTCCCCTGCACGTCAGCGCCAGCCTCCTGAGCGTAGCGGATAAACGCCTTGACCGCGCTCTCGTCGCCCGCGCCGGATGTGAACATCACGCCGTCGGGAACGTCGCGCAGCACCACCGACCCACTCTGATTGCGTAGCGCAGCTTTAACCGCCCAGTAGATCGGCTTTGGCTCAGCACGCTGGCGCAGCAAGATCGGCGCGCCATACGGGGGACGGCGAGCATCACGCAGCTTCTCTTCATACAGCTTGATCGTTGCCTTGGCCGCCGCTTCAATGGCCTGCTTCAAGTCTTCGGCTGTATAGGTTGCCAGCTTTTCATCTTCTTTCGGCTGTGCATCACCCTCGGTCGCCCGTGGGGCTTCCTGCGGCTGCTCAACGGTCTCGGCAGCCTTTGCCGCGTCTTCTGCAGCCTTATTGATCCTCTCTTCAATGAGAGCCTTCAACTCTTCCTCTGTCATTTTTCACCTCGTAGCGACGCTATCTGCGCATCAACGATCACAACGATCGCATCGCGAGGTAACGTCAAAATGTCTTGAGTCTTGGTCGCTGGCGAGTAGTCATTACGCAAGACTGCCTCGGTCGCGGCCATCATCGAATCTTCGCCCTCAGGGAACTCTGCCATCAATTCGTCAAGCAACGCGCGGATTTTGGCTATGCGCTCGCGATTCCGTTTCGCAAACACCGCACCCGCTTTAGCTGCCTCGCCCGCGTTTATGGCGTCGTTGCCATCGTCAGACGTGGATTCCTCAATAAGTGCCTTTGCGGCGGCAAAAGCAACGGCACGCTGATTGACCGCCGTTTCCGCTGTTGTCGCATCCATCAGTGACAGTGCGAAGATCGGCCAGTTCGTCACTCGCCCTGGCCTGCCAACGATCCCTGCTGGTCGAACCAGATGGGATGCGCTATCCGACGACGCACGCACGCGCCCCTCGACCGCGTCGTGATAGATTCGCCGGGCAATGTCCGACGCATGATCGAGGTGGACTCGAAACCAGTGGCCAGCCTCGTCTACGCGGTCGTAGATTGCCTTGCCGATGCGTTTGACCGCTCGGTTAGCTTTCTCGGCAAAACCGTGCCAGTAGTAGACCGGGATAGCCTGGCCTGGCTCCAGCTCGATGTTCGTGCCGTTGTCGAACACCTGCCCCTGCGAGTCCTCGCCGAACGGCAAGCCGAGCACCTCTAGCGTCATTTCCGCGGTTGCTTTTACGCTCATGTTTCAAAACAAAAAAGGCGGTCGCGACAAGATCATGTCGCGACCGCCTCATTCAAGGTCTATCGGTCTTCCTAGTGATTATACCGCCTACAAGCGTGGATCGGTCAGTTTCTCGATGGCCAGCTTACCAATGCGGCCCGCCAGCCGGCGGCGAGCGCGCTCTGTTGCTTTCTCAGTCTTCGAGAAGAATTTGCGCGGCTTGATACCGCGAACGCTCCGGCGGAAGATGACGAGACCGTCCTTCCCGACAAAACGTAAATACTTCGCGCGACGCGGTACGACGGGATGCTTGCGCGGCCCGTATATGCCTGTGCCGAACTCAAGCCATACTGGGAGCAGCTTAGGCTCGTCCTTCGGGCCGATGCGAATCTCCATTCGCATCTCGCGCTTGCCCCGGCCTCGGATGATATAGGTTGCCGATTCGCGCAGCCGGCCGGTTCGCACCGGCGTTCGCTTGTGTAGTTCCTTGACAAACGTTTCGCCGTATTCGTCGAGCGCCTCTTCCATCGCCTCGACGATGGCACGTTGAGCTTTTGTGAACCGGCCTTTCATTTCGTCGAGGCGCACCGGACGCACTACCAGCAGATTAGCCATCGCGTATCACCCTTAGTTCGGACGCGCGATACGCGCGTCCATCAACGATTACCACCGGATCGGACTTTGTCGCCTTGATTCCGTCGTGCACGCCGAAGCGATGCACCTTCTCGACGACGCCGACGACTTCGCCGCACTCGTTGACGGCTGTCATGCCGACGCAATCAACGATTGGCATTGTCTCGTCGTCAGCCTTCGTCGCCATCTCCTCGCGCCATTTCTCCGGCAACCGATCTTCGCATCCCAGTTTGCGCGCTTTGCGAATCAGGCGGCGCTTAAACTCCTCGAACGGAACATCGCCGCGATAGCGGCCCCATGCACTCACGGCCTTCTCGACGTCGCGGCAATCCAACACTGGGAACGAGCGTGTTTCTGGGATAACAAAGTCAGAGTCGTCTAGTTGATCACGCCGCTTCGCCGTCAGCTTCGACTTCACAGCGAGCAGTTCGGCAATATCGTCTTCGTCTGCGTCTGGTAGCGCCAGCACAAGTAACTTGCGCGCCTGCGCCTCAGTGATGTCACCTCGGTAGTAGCTACGCATTGCATCGCGAACCGTTGCAAGCTCGGACGCGTTCAAGGTCAACGCTGCCTTGTCCTCAACCTCGCCACCTTCGCTGGTTTGCTGCTTCCCTTCATTGCCGAGCACAAGTAGAACGTCATCCGCACGTGGGTCGTCAACCCTGTCGTGGCCAATCTCTGCGCGCGCCTCGTTGAGGCTAATCACGCCGCCTTGCAGCAACGTCACGACTCGGTCAACCTTAGCCGATGCGATCCTCTCTTGCAACTCCGCGTCTTTGTTCAACGCTGGTATGTCCTCGTAAGCGGGAGCGATGTATAGCCCAGCATCTTTAGCGTTCGGCCACTCCCGCCAAAGCAGGTCTACCGTCAACGATTCGGTGATCATATCCAGTTCCGGTACCTGAAAGTTCACCGCGAAGTGTCGGTCTTGCTGTTCCGCGTTTGCCAACACGCTTGCGTCGGTATAGTCGCCGGCTTTTGCCGGTGGCACATGGTACGCGGCGAAAATTTCCTTCATCAATCGCCGGCTGCGCTCTTCGCGTTGCTGCTGCTGTGCGGTGAGGACGCCGGTCATGTAACCCGCACCGGGGGGTAACGCTGCATCACGGCCGGCATTGCGCGGATCGCTCGCCACCGCATCCCACGCAGCCATGAACCGGTCTATGTCTACGTTGAGGAACGATGCATCGAACGACAGAATACCGCCGCCACGTCCGCCGCGCCGGTCGATGTATTCTTGCGCTAGGTCGGACAGGTTGTAGCGGTTGATTGCACCGAGCGCCGTCGATGTCGGTGAGCGAGCGATAACCGGATCGCGATCCGACGGATAGTAGATTCTGACGACGTCACTCGCCGAATACACGCGCCCTTCGTATTCATATGACGCAACGTAGCCGCGCCAACTTTCGCGGATTAAGCGCACGCGATGCGCCGGCAGGATATACATCTCAGCGACGCGACCGGATGACTCGCGCGTCAACAGGGTGAACCAATCGCCAAAGATGCTCAGTTGTCGCGCACCGCTGGCTTTGTAGCTCGTCGCTGTCTTCAACAGCATATCGTTCGCGTTATTGATCAACTCGACCACAGGGTGTTTCACGATTTCATCGCTGCCGATACGACGAACGACAAACCCGACAGAAGCAACGCCGCGGGCGCGTGCTTCCACGCAATTCGAGGCCCAGACGTTGTAACGCACCGCATCCATCCACCCTTCAGGCGAGTCTGCGTATACCACAGGATTACCAGAAGCACCAATCATCCATCCAGATGTAAGCGGCCATGACTTTACGGATGGGGACGATTGCGACTGAAACTCGCCAGGGATTAAGTACGATTTCAGTACTCGCCAGATATTCATGGCTCGCCTCCGAACCCATAGTTTGCGCGCTTCCCCATCATTGACCACGCAATAGCAAGGCTCATCACACAGTCATCGTGCATTCCTTCTGGCGCGCCATACTTAATGGCCCCTGACTTGGCGCGCTCTTGTTGGTAAGCAAACAGTTCGCTGACGAGCACCTCGTCGCGAATGATGCGCAGGTCGCCTTTTTCGATTGCTAGAGATAACGCCTCGATTGCCTCGGCCTTACTAGTGTTTGTCGTGCGATACGCCCGCACCGGCATGCCCTCACGTCGCAGCTCATCAATGATAGGCGAGCCGATGCTGTTCTCTTCGGCAATGACTGTTCCGCCAAAACGACGATAGATTTCCCATAGCCTAGTGCGTTGGAAGCCGTAGTCAATGCGATTAAACCGATCGAGATACACCAACTCACGCGTCGTCTCATCGAGGACTGTGATCGCGGTGTAATCGTCCACCTTGCCCCAGTCAACTCCAATGATGTAGCGATGGCCCTCAATGCGCTCGGATTGTGGCTTCGCGTTCGTAGCTTCGCTGATACGGCGAAACACTACGCCGCCGTCCTCTAAGAAGTGGGCTTCTACCTCTTGGTGGAACGCACGCTCGGTCATCGTAGCACGCATCGAGTCAATCTCCTCGCGTGCGATGTGGGGGTTTTCCCAAGTCGGATAGCTATACGCCGACCATCCATCATCACGATTGGAAACTGCGGCCTGGTAAATGTGCCAGAAATCGTTACGTCCACGCGGTGTGGACATGATCACTGCACGTCCGCGATAATCGGCTAACGTCGGCCTGATTGCCTCCACCCACTTCTGCTTCAGCCCAGGCACCAACGCGGCCTCGTTGATGATGACCAGCCGATACTTGTTGCCGCGCACGGTTTCATTGCCAAGCGTCCACATTTCCACCCGGCTGTCGCCCACAGTCTCTATAACCCGCTCACTCGCGCTCACCCTAACGACGATCGGAGCGAGTAAGCGTTGCAAGTCCTTAAACGTCGCCTGCATCATGCGATATGTTGGAGCCATCCACGCGCACGGTGAGCCGGGCTGTATCAGTTGATCGAACATGAGCCGGTGGCCTAGCGTATCTTTGCCAAAGCGCCGGCCGCATGAAAGCACGACGAACCTAGCCCCATCCTTTCGGATGGCGGCTTGGCGCGCGTGTAGTGCAGGCATTCTTACCTGGCACCTAATCTCATTCGGTGGATGCATCGCTACGGCTAGCGTCATACTCGACCACCTCAATCACCACTTTCTGTGGCTTACCTTGCGGCCCAGAAACCTCAGATCGCTGTGCTGGATACAGATCAAACATCTTGGCTTCGTCTTGTGCGCACGCCAACGCTGTTCGCAGATCACCTTCCTCCAACGCGCGCGCTCGAATCATGCGCCGTGTAGCCAGGTGTTCGGCGTAAAGATAGCTACGATCCTCATTCACCACTCCAGCTATGGCGTTGCGCGCATCGGAAATGTAACGCCATGCCTGACGTTCAGTTACGCCGAATGCCTGCACGGCATACTGACATACTTTCCCGGATGGCTCGCCGCGAAGTAGCAATATACGGACAGCTTCCAGCCGCCGCTCGTAATCTGCGCGTTTCGATCTAGCCTTGCGTGCCATCTTCTTTTTTCTGACGCAAGATGCGTCACTCATCAACACGAATAACCAGACGATCCTTCCTTGTCGCGCCGTCCACGTTGTAAGTGAACGTCAAATGATAATCGCCCTTGGCTAACATCTGTATCGGCGAATTTACAACGACATACCCTCCCGCTACACTCAGCGTCCCGCCTGGGAACCATGTCCCCGTCACATCTGCGCCATCTGTAATTCGGGTGATGGTCAGCGTCGGTAACGACACCGACGTGCCAAGTTTACTTACCGGAATACGCGGTCGCCAACTAGAGCCGACGATGAACTCTAGCGAGCCGCTTTCCACGAAGTAGTAGTCAATCGGCGATGTCATTTCGGCACCTACTTGCGCGGCGTCAGTGTGTCGTTACGCTCGCGTGGCGACAACACGGCGATTAATGGACGCGGTGTTAGCGTATAGAACCGTTGCAGCACCGCATCATCGAACCCGCTCGCCACTCCCAGTAGCACTAATAATCCAAATTCGGCTCCCGTCGACGCATCAGCAACGCCTGCGTTTAGGGTAGCGATTGAGTCGCCGGCAACGAATGCGACGCCCGCATCGTCTACCGCTACTATGCTGCCAACGACACCTTGCCCGGAGTCATTGCCAACCAATGCTTCGGCGCAGACAGCGTCGCCGGCAACAATAGCGACA